CACTCCTTTCATGTTCTTAGTGTCTTCGTAAGCCAGCTTGCCTAAAGCGCCAGCCAATCCCAAAGTTCCAGCCAATTTAAAAGCATCTCCTATACCGCCACCACCAAGTAAACCGCCACCGCCACCAAGTAAACTACCAATACCACCAGCTCCTGCTACGCCACCACCAGCAGTAGCAGCACCAGCGCCACCAGCAATTTGTTGTATTATATTTCCAGTGTTAGGGTCTATCGAATATCCAGCTTGTTTGACCATATCTGCCCCATAAACATTACCAGCTTGATCGGCATAACCAGTAATCTGTCCAGACGCATTTGTTACTGGCTCTAATCCAGCAGCCATACCTTCGGCTCCAAATAAATTTCCTTGTAATCCGCCAGTTAGTCGCTGTATGCCAGAACCAGATCGTGACAACAACTCACTTGGATCAGTTGCCCCAAAAGGCAATCCGACCTCACCTGTAATTTTATTAATATATTCCCCAGTATTTGGCTCTAGGATATAATCATCTGGATTTGCTGATTTAAACACGCCTTTAACATTTGACATCAAGCTATCACCGCCAAACATACTGGTTCCGCTTTTATTAAATAGGTCAGCTATACCACCCTTGCCAGCAACACCAGTGTTTGCCCATGCACCAGAAAAGCCACCGCCAGATCTAAAATCAGAAAGGCTTTCTCCAAAGCTAGGTCCAGTCCTTAAAGGACCAGCCACTGATAGTAATGCCAGTGGGCTTGCATCGCCTTTTGCGACATCATAAACAGTTAGGGCTTTATCAGCCATTGCTGCTACTGTTTGCCAAGGACCGGGTATATATTGAGCTATTTTAGCGACTGGTCGTACTATCTTTTTGGCAAACTTGGCTATTTTTTTGAAGAAACCAAACTCTGGAAGCCCTGTGTGTGGGTTTAACTTAACGCCACTATCCAGTGCGCCAATACCTTGCATGACACGACTTTCTGGCATGATGTCGTATTGGTCAAATTTTCTTTCAAGATACGACTCAAATTCTGGGTCATCTTCAAGTAATGCTGGCGGAATGATAACATCACCGGGTTCTAAATGAGCTAACACAGTATCCGAACCACTGCCCATGTGTTGTATCTCCATAGCTTGTTCTGCTAGTGGAGCTTGTGCTTGTTGAGCCATTGCTTCAAATGATCCTATAGCCTGTATTTTCTCTTCAGGAGTTAGAGCACCTTGCTCTGCTTCAATCTCCATCAACAAACGCTGTTTGTCTTCGTCAGTCATTTGACCCAAACTAGGACTAGCTTGTCTAAACATTTCCATTTCTCTATTGGAAATAGCACCTCTAGTTGGTTGAACAACTGAGTTTGTAAAATCTTGGGACATGGAATTTATTTGATCTTCCAAACTAGGACTAGGACTAGCTTGTCTAAACATTTCCATTTCTCTATTGGAAATAGCACCTCTAGTTGGCTTAACTAAGGCTCTCATAGCTTGTACATCGGCAGATGTATCTTTGTATGGTCCTAAAACACCCATTTGAGTATCGCCAATCAGCGCATCTATTCTTTGTTGTAATTGTTCGCTTATTGCCATATTAACTCGTTGTTACAGTTACGCTCCCTATACTAAATGTAGCACCCAATCCTACTGGATAGGTTTGATGGCTATACAAATCCCTTAAAGAATTACCATCAAATGCTTGGTGAATCGCTCTAGTAGTATTAAATATTATAGCACCAGTTGCAAATTGTAATGTATCTATTTCATCATCGTTGTAGCTGGGCACTTGGTCTGGGTCAATTGCACTCAAGTTAATTTCTAAGATACGGACCAGCCTATTATAGAGCTCTGCTGTGACTGTACCAGTTTCAGCTAATGGTAAACGAGTGGGTAAAAGTTTGCTCATCTTCTGCCAGAAGGCTGAACATCAAGTCGAGTGCTCCCTAGTCGCCACTTATAATCTTTACGATCAGCAGTTGAATCATCGTCATCAGACTCAAAACGAAGCACAAACTGCCGACCTCTAGCTCTCACATAGCTTTGATTGGTAGTCGATGTTATCTGGTTTGTAGAGGATGTAGACAGGCTTTCCCCATTAAAGTTCCTATTTTTCAACACGATATTAACAGCTCCATTCGGAGATGTACCTGCTGCATTGACAAATTTAATGTCTGGAATGATTCTTTTAATAAAGGCAAACTGTTCACCATCGCCAAAATCTAGGTCTGCTGACTCGATATAAACATTATCCATTGGATCAGTGTCGTTGTTATAACCATTTTCATGTTCATATAGATAATAAGCACTAGACGACACGCCAGTTGCTTGTGGCTTGTTTTGTATACCACTATCAACCCAAGCATGACGAACCAGAGACCCTATTGACCAAAGGTTTTCTTCGTAATTATACATTGCGTAACGAGATATTTCTTTGGTGCCATCTTCTATAGAAGGATAGAAAAACCATACTTCAGAGAACTCGGAGTTAAGAGCTACATGGCATTTGTGCGATTGTGACTGATCTAGGTCCAAAAACACATACTCTTGCACAGAGCATGGAATCTTCTGAACAGCACCATTATAAAAGTAAAAGCCTTGCTTGCTCATATAGAAAACTCCACTTGGAGCATTAACACAGGCTTTAGGACCTATCAAACCAGCGCCTTGATTAATTAAATTGATAGCAAAAGTCAATGGTGGTCCTATAAAATTCATTGAATACAGAGCAGTATCAGTCCAAATCAACACTTCTTGTCTCGCCTTTAATCCGCCAACAATAAGAGATCCACTGGATAGTCTAAGAGAACCAGCCGAATTGGTTGTTTTGGGTTCAAACTCCAATGAGTCTTCTTGATCTGAAAACGCTATAAACATAGGGTCAATAACGCCAGTTCTATCGTTGTTGGAATCTAACGGATCAGCGCCCAAGATAATTAAATGCCTGTCTGTTTCAGATGTAATGACCTGTAAGCCAAGGGTTGGTACTTTGTTAGCACCAGAGATGCCACTCAAAGCCACTGCTCTTGTTGTTAGCCCATTGTTTTCAACCCATTTATAGATTCCGCCAGCTCTGGGATTGATAATTAAATCTTCACCAAAGTTATCGTTAGTCCACAGCCTTAATTGGTTGGTATCGTCAAAAGATCCAGATGAGCCGAAGGTTCCAGAGCCCCACCCATCAATACCCCAACCAGTGCCTTGCACATAATCATCTAGCCCGACATTAATCTGATAAGCGCCAACAACGCTGCCCCCGCCATTACCGCTATCACTACTATTAGCTGTAACTGTATTTCCGTCAGTGTCTTTAGCTTCAACAGTATAAACACTGGTACTGGTGATAGTGGCAATTTGATATTCCTGATTAAGAACAGTTGCAGTAATTAAACCGCCTAGGGTAGCGGCACCACTAAAAGTAACAAAATCGTTTTTAACTGCTCCATGACTTGTATCAGTAACAGTAATGGTAGCATCACCATTAGACGCTGAAAAAGTTACATCACCAGCAGATGTGGTAGCTCTTATTGGCGTAACATCGTTGTAAGTGCCACCAGCTTCAATATAATATTTTAGAGTAGTGCCTATCCCAGTAAAGCGAGTCCCAGCTAAAGACACCCACTGGTGTAGAGCTCTTGCTATACCTAGGAAAGCAGTAGTCGAATATTTAACCCAACCACCAATCTTCTCAGCTCTATTTTTTCTAAATCTAATGTAATTAGCGTCAACCCAGCCACCTTCGTTGCTGTAGTCGGTTTCTTCTTTATTGATACCAGCTTTGAAATTAAATTTTGCTAAAGGCATAAGTAAACTCCTTGATAAAAGTTTACCACAAAATTATTACACTAAGCTAAACGAATAATAGCGCCTGTGGCTGTAGGGCTTGGGAATACAACTGTAAAGTCTCCAGCAGTGGATGTTTTGTCTCCACCAAAATCAATGGCACATAAGGCTTTATTGCTATTGGTTGAGTTATATAGCAAACAACCTCTAGCAGTAACAGTGGCTGTGCCAAATGTTAAGTCAGCAAAATCACAAACAGCAGTTGTTCCACTGGTAGCTGGGGTCACATTTGTCAATGCAGAACCGCCAGCGCTATAATTAGTACCACTTACTTCTTGTGAAGTTGAATACGCAGTAGTCGCAGCACCCATTGTTGCTGAACTTGTGTATAACGCTAATTTAATAGAGTCAGCTCCATTGGTTAGATTGTGACCCTCAACAAGAATCTCTTGTTTAAAACTTGTTGCTATTGCAGATGTAATTGCCATTTTAAAGCTCCTTAATAATCTTAGCCATGTCGCTGTGACCTTGGCTATTTAATAATCCTACAATAGTTACTCTATCAGATTCTATGGCACTTTTCATACCATTTAATATTATGACATAAATATGCTTTTTAAACTGTAAAGCCTGTTCTCTTATATGAGGTGGTGCTTCGGCTGAAATATCACAAATTTTATTGGTTATCATCTCAGCCCAAAACTCTGGGTCATGCCCTTTGTTTTGCGTTGTATGAACGCTAACTTGACCTAGTTGTATAAAGCTGTCTGTCATTATCCTTTATATGGTTCTGGTGGAACAATCTCTTCTTCCAAAGTTAAATTGTATTCTGAAAGTGTAGACTCTATATCTTCATAAGGTGCAATAATCCACTTCTCTTCATGTGGCACTGCTACTAATGGTTTTGCTAACCTATGATAACCATACAATCGTTCTGTTGCTGGCACACATGAATCGAGCACTGTTGAGCGTGGTGAAACACCGACAGTGATACCATTCTCCATCAGCTTGCATAACCAAAACTCGACACAAGCTCTACCAGCTTCAGCAAGATGTAAATCACTTGAATAAGAGAAGTCTATGCCAAACAAGTCAATCGCTGCTACTTTATTGTATAGAGCAAAAGCAATAGCGTAAGCAACTGTGTTGTTAAAGTAAGCACATTTAGCAGAGTTGGCAACCTCAACCAAAGGATACAACTCTGCATTAGGCACTCTTTTGTCTAGCTCACAGGTGTATATTGGTATCTTTAACTTAGGCAACAGCTTTTTCATTGCCTTAGTTTGCTTACCAGCGTCATTGGTATCGAAAAAACGACTTGCTGGGTCCATCATAAACAAACGATCTAGGTTAAACACAGAAGCTGCTGAGTTAATGCCCCAGACTTCATCCCAATCTTTGCTGTTTTCTTTTGAGATCACATAGTCTATTTGAGACAGACCTAGACCTATTAAGGCAATTCGCTTGCCTTTGAGCGATTTAATGGGCTTCATTACGAGATACCGAGTCTTAGACTATCGTATCTATATTCATCCCTAGTTTCTCTTCCTTCACTTAAATTCTTCATTCGAGCCACACTCTCCTTGAATCTTGCTTCAAAGTTGGCAATGATTTCTGGAGACTCTTTCAGGAAAATTGCTCCTTCTACTAAACTGCCATATAGCAACGCATCGCTATAATCTGTTGAAAGAACTGTTGTTCCACTGTCACTACCACTTGTCAATGAAGCTGGTTTATATAAATAATGTAATTCACAAGTATATGCTGAATCTGGAATTGGAGCAAGAGCGAAGGAACTTTGACTGAAAATAGAATAATATTTAGGCTGTCCTGTCACTGTCGTTGTTGGGCTATATTCTTTTAGAAAAGAAGCGTGTTTTAAATCTAAATAGGTGTAGGTGTTACTACTAATGATAGCCAAGCTCATTGGCGCTAAAAAATCTGTTGGACAAGCTAGAAAACGATTATCAGTAGCAGTTTGACCTTGAACATTCTTTCTTTGCTCTGGTAATTGCACCATTTTCAATATGCGGTCTTCGGATTCAGTGATAAAAGTAGGCAACTGCGTAGTAAAAGTGCTCTCGCTAGACTCTAAGTAGTCTCCAATTGCTGTTTTCAATGTTGAATATGTAAAACTCATGTTGTAGTAATGGTAACAGAGCCAATCTCACAATCAACTTCAAAAGTCGTTAGTTGAGCACCTAGCTTTCCTAAACCTACATTGGTGTAAACTGTAAAAAAATTATTGTCGTCAGCAGTATCTGGTCTTGGGTTTTTTAATGCCTCTGCATCTGCTGTTGCTGGTCGAGGACTAAGCTGTGGATGTTTTGGACTCCATTGATCTGGACCTACAAGCAAGCCATCCCATGTCATTTTCATCTCATCTAACTTATAGCGGAATCCTGTGATGTCACAGATTCCCCAAGCCTTTTGACCTGACGCATAAGTAGCCATTAGGGTGAATTATAACCTCTCAAGTCTGGGCTCACCCTAAAACTAGCTCTCTCCTCATCTTGAGTCATAGCCCTTAAAAATTCTTCTTCGTATAATTGTTTTAGCATTCCAGTTCTATCTGGAGCCTTTTTCAATGAGATATAATAGGCTAGACCAGCAGCTAAACATGGATAGAAACGATAAGGCATTTGCATGGTATTCGATCCGACATCAGCATCATCCATTCTGGTTAAAACATTCATATAGATTGTATAAGTGCTGGATTTATCAGGAGCTGGGAAAACAGTGATAGTAGGAGACAATTGCTTGTCCACCATAAACTGATTAGGCTTTCCTGTCGTGCTTTTGCTCGGATAAGATGAATATTCTGCCCTGCTGATTCTTGTCATAGGCAGATCAGTAATCACTGAATTAGTGGTTTCACGAATAAAAGCGTCTAATACATCAATTGGTGCTGTAGCATTCGTTGAATCTATATTGTAAACAGTAGTGTCTTCAACCATAGCGACAGTCTTTTGATTGACAGTCCATTGATTCAAACCACGATTGGACCACTCAGCTAGTAAAAGATTAAGGCTTCTTTGTGCGGTTTTGAGGTCGTATCCAGTTCTAAGCTCTATACCACAGCGTTCAAAGGCTTCTTCAATAAACTCACCAACATCAGGCTCAAAGTTCTTGCTACCAGAGGTTGCCATTTATTTTCTCCTTTTTGCTTTTTTACCTACCTTTTTAGAGTATGCCTTGGCTTTTTTCTTGCCAGCTTTTGTATATGCAAACTTCTTTTTACCGACTATTGGCATAAAAACCTAACCATATTTTTTGACTAATTTAAGAATTATCATGTAAGTGTCGCCACTGCCATGCCCCAATGTTGTAAAATCAAGA